CTAAACCATTATCTTCTCAATTTCAATATTTTCCTATATTAGGAGAATTAGTTTATTTAGAAGATTTACCTTCTCCAACTTCACAAGTTACAAATAGTAGTTCCCAAAAATATTACGTTAGCGTAGTCAATTTATGGAATAATAACCAACAAAACAGCCAACCAGCATCTGATCAGTCAGCTTTAGGTTTAACGTTTGTTGAAAATCCAAATATTAAAACTTTATTATCTTTTGAAGGTGATCATATTGTTCAAGGTAGACAAGGTTCTGCTTTAAGATTTGGTTCAACTACTAAATTATTTTCTAATTTAAACGAATGGAGTGAAATAGGAAATGATGATAATCCAATTACTATATTATCAAATGGGTTTAGTTATGAAGCTGGAGAGAAATTTCATGTTGAAAAAATAAATAAAGATCTATCCACAATCTATCTTACTTCAGCACAAAAACTTCCTTTACAACCTGATAGAACAGGTAATGTAAATCCACTTACTAGTCCAATTGAACCATCAAAATATTCTAATGCTCAAGTTATTATTAATAGTGATAGAGTTACTTTAAATTCTAAAAAAGATGAAGTAATGATATTTGCTAAAACAAATGTTGAGATAAGTACTAAAAATATTATTAACCTAAATGCCAATGAAAGGATTCATCTTAATGGAGGAACCGTTTTTTTAGGTACTGTAAATAATCAATTACCGTCTGAACCATTAGTTTTAGGTAATAAAACATATGATTTATTGCTTGACTTGTTAGGTGGTTTATATGAATTTGGTACATCATTATCTACTGTTATTGGTAGCCCTGAAGGTGCACCTGCTATAGACATTAATACTGCTGCTGAAGGGTTATTAAATACCTTGGATAGAGCTACAGATAGATTAGAGGGTATTCTTTCACAACAAAACTTTACAGCTTAATGTCTAATAATTTAAGTATATCAACTGTAGTTTCTCCAGATATTTTAAAAACAATAGCATCATCAGCTGCTATTAAGACTTTTGGTGATCAATTAGTAAACAATGCTAAAGATAAAGTTATATCTGTTGTTGAAGGGAAAATAGGTGAATTAAAAAAACTAATAGAAGAAACAGTTAAACAATCTATTCAAGCAGGAATAGATCATAATACTGAATTAAAACGTTTAGAAGTAATTTTTAAAAATAAACAAATTACTGAAGAACAATATAATGCTGCTGTTCAAAAAGAAAATGAAGCTTACCAAGCTAAAATAGATAGTTTAAATGCTCAAAAAGCTAAATTTCAAGAAGATTTAACTAAAATACTTTCTGATCCTTATAAAAAATTAAAAGCAGAAAGAGTAAAATTAAAAGCAAAACTTAAAAGACAAAAAACAAAAAATAAAGCTGAAAGAGCAAAAGCAAGAAGAGACTTAGCTAAAAAATTAGCTAAAAATGCTGCTAAAACTTTAGCACCAATTATTGCTTTACAAATTGCAGGTAAACTTGCTTCTATATTATCTCAAAGAGGTAAATTAGAAGTTTTAGTAGATCAAGTAAACGCTTATATTGTACAAGCAAATACACCTGAAACTATTGTTATTGCTACTAATTTAAGAAATAATACTATTACTTTAATTAATAATAGCATTGGTAAATTATCCCAATTACAAAAAATAATATCTCAAATTTCAACATATATTACTATATTTAGTACAATTGTGGCTGTATTATCTGCCATCCCTATCCCAGCTGCTGTACCCCCTGGTATTGGTATTCCTGTTAGTTTAATTATTAGAATTGTTAAAACACTTGAAAGAGCAAATAAATTGATTCTTGCTTTAAATGTAGTATTAGCTATTTCTACTGTAGTATTAGAAAATGAAATTGCTAAATTAAATGATTTAATTGATAGAATAAAAGATATAAATACATTATTAGACGTTAAAACTAATGTAAATCTAAATCAACAACAACTTACAGATTTAACATCTAGCATTTATAATAATGTTGATCAATTTGGAGAATACAAAGGATTTAAATTTAAAATTAAAGAAGAACAAACATTAGGAGCTCAACAAGCAATTGTTGTTAAAGGAAATAAACGTCATTATGCTGTAGCGGTTAATCGCGATGGTACGGAGGTATTAAAAAGTGAATTATCATTTACTTTAGATCCACAAGATTTAGTGGACCAACTTAAACTAATTATTGATCAACGAAACTTACAAGGATAAAATATTTATAATTATGAACACTAAAGTATTTAAAAAATTAATTAAAGAAGCAGTGATTGATGCTATTCATGAAGAATTACCATATATTCTTGAAGAGCACATGGCTAAACAAGAAAAAAAAGCATTACGTGAAGGTAGAACAATGAGTTTTACCAGTGCAGATGTAATACCTGGTAACCCAGATGTTAGATCATCATTACGTAGCAAAATGGGTGAAGCTTTTGGTTTTCAACAACCACAACCAACATTAAAAGTAATTGATGCTGTTGATGAAGTTACTGGAGAACCAATCAATCCATATTTAGCTTTTATTAATGATTCTGCAAATAATATGACTCCTCAAGAAAGAGCAGGTCTTAAAAATTTAGGATAATATGCCAATACCTCAAACAATACGTGTAAATCCGTTAGATTTACAAAAAAATATTGCTATTGGGGTAAGCTTACCTTTTAATAAACCCTTTACTAGTACTTATACTACTAAAGACCAAATTAAATCTAATTTAGTTAATTTATTACTAACCGATATAGGTGAAAGAGTAATGAATCCTAATTTTGGATGTAATTTAAAAAGATATTTGTTTGAAAACATAAACGATGTTAATTCTGAAAAGATTAAAAATGCTGTGTTAAGTAGTGTAGGATATTATGTTCCTGAAGTAACAATAACTAGTATTGCTGTAACTCCTAATACAGATTATAACTCAATAGATGTAAGTGTTGGTTATGTATTAAACATATCACAAACACCAGACGAAATAACAGTACAATTTAATTAATAATGGCTAACGAAGATCAAAACATATCATATATAGATAAATCGTTTACGGAATTTAAAGGTCAGCTACAACAGTATGCTAAAACTTATTTTCCAAATACTTATAATGACTTCTCCGAAGCCACTCCAGGTAACATGTTTATTGAGATGGCATCTTATGTAGGTGATGTAATGTCATTTTATTTAGATACTCAAACTCAAGAAAATTTCTTATTATTTGCTAAAGAAAAAGAAAATTTATATGCACAAGCATATGTAATGGGCTATCGTCCAAAAGCATCATATGCTTCAAGTACTACAGTTGATATTTACCAAATTATCCCAACTACAACAAGTGCAAGCGTACTTGTACCTGATGTTAACACATATGGATTATTAATCCCAGCAAATACAGTAATAACATCAACCTCTACAGGTACTAAATTTATTACAACACAAGAAATTGACTTTACAAATACCGCTAGTGCTGAACTTACCTTTGTAAATAGTGGAAGTTACCTAATTAAAAAATCAGTACCTGCCATTTCAGCTGAATTAAAATCAACTACTGTTAATTTTGCTCCAAATCAAAAATTTGCAACTACTAACATTACTGATACTAATATTTTACAAATATTAAATGTAACAGGTAGTGATGGAAATATTTGGTATGAAGTTCCTTATTTAGCTCAATCAACTATTTTTCAAAAAACGGCTAATACGGGATCTAATCAAGACCAAGTACCTTATTTATTATCTTTACAAAAAGTTCCTAGACGCTTTGTTTCTAGAATTTTATCTGATAATACAATTCAATTAGAATTTGGAGCAGGTATATCCGATAAATCTGATTCTCAAATTATACCAACAGCAGGAAATATTCAATCTGGATCTGTACCTGGTATTTCATTAATAACTAATAATTACAATGAAGCTTCTACTTTCTTTACCCAAGAATATGGTTTAGTCCCTTCAGGATCTTTAACAGTAAATTATTTAGTAGGTGGAGGCATCCAATCAAATGTTCCTGTTAGTGATTTAACTGATATAGATGTTTCTTCTATTACGTCTACTAAAAATGGATATGTAGGACCTTTACTTTCACAAATATTAAATAGTGTAGTTTCAACAAATCCTAATCCTTCTACAGGTGGTAGAAATGGTGATACAACAGACGAAATTAGACAAAACGCTTTATATGCTTATTCAACTCAATTAAGAGCTGTAACTAAAGATGATTATATTGTACGTGCATTAGCAATGCCTGCTGATTACGGTACTGTATCTAAAGCTTATGTTACTCAAGATTTTTATAATAACCCACAACAAACTACATCTTATACACAAGGATATAATCCATTATCTTTAGATTTATATGTTTTATCATATAATAATAATAAGCAATTAATTACAGGATCTGCTTTATTAAAAAATAATTTAGCAACCTATATTAATCAATATAGAATGGTTACTGATGCTATTAATATTAAAGATGCTTATTATATTAACGTAGGTATTAATTTTGATATAACTGTATTAAGTGGATATTCTAATAAAGATATATTAACTAGCTGTATATCTACTTTACAAAACCACTTTAACATAGATAATTGGCAAATTAACCAACCAATCATATTATCAGAAATTACTTCTAAATTATTACAAATTAGAGGTGTACAATCAATAGTTAAAATAGAAGTAGTAAATAAACAAGGAGGAGACTATTCTCCATATGGATATGATATTGCTGGTGCTACTAAAAATGGTAATATTTATCCTTCGTTAGATCCTGCTATATTTGAAGTTAGATTCCCTAACACAGATATACAAGGTAGAGTAGTAGTAAGTTAAAAATTAAAGATATGAATTTAGAAAAATTAAAAGGACATGTTCCTG